GGATATATTGTCCGCCCTAAATATGTGTTAGTCCGGCAACGCGTGATTAATAATTTAAAATCAAAGTTACGTGAGTTTACCAAAGGAGTATTTGATAAAGAACAGATGAAAGCGGTAATCGCTTCTTATCTTGGCCATTTAAAGCACGCTAATAGTTTTAGATTAAAAGCAAAGCTTAAATTAGATATATTTTAAGAGAGGAGAAAAAGCAGATGTATTTTAGTTGGTGCGTAGATATGCGTAAAGGAGTCCAGGGGATGAAAGACATGAAATTGAGCGAAGAGCAGGAAGAATGTCTGGAATATATAAAAGCTAACGGGGGAGTTATCTCCCGGCATAAAGGCGGATTCTGGGCTAATGCTGATTGGAAAGATCTCCCGGATAAGTATTTTAGTACAAATACCATCCGGGCTTTATTTTATAAGGGCATAATCACGTATTCTGAGTATAGATTTACCCGGGCGGGTATAAAGTTTGCGGTCAAGGCTGTAATAAAAACTAAGGAGGGAAAGTGAGTGTCGCGGACAAGGTTATGCTGCATATCGTAAGCCAGTTCGATTTGAAACAGGAAGACGTAAAAAAAGAATCTGAGTTTATTGAGGATCTGGGGCTAGATTCGATTGATACGGTTTTATTAACTATTTCACTGGAAGAGGAATTCAATATTGAGATACCGGATCAAGACGCGCAGGATATAAAGAACGTTGGACAGCTTATTTCGTACATAGAAAGTAAGGTAATTAAATAGGAGCATAATGGCCGGTTGGGTAAGTCTTAAAGGTTGCGCGCCGGCGAAAGGTAAATAATGAGGCGGTTTAACTACCACAACAGAAGATTCGCCGGAGAAGAAAGGATCCCAATTCGTAAGCACGAAGAGCAAACCCTTCAAGAGTGGTATGTGTTTTGGTTAAGCACTTTAGAGGGCGGAGATTTGGCATTCTGCGCTTCTACTCAAGGAATGAAGCTGAGCCGAGGCGTAGCAATAAAGCTTAAACGTATGGGATATAAAAAAGGTTTTCCTGATGTGTCTATTTTTGAACCGCGCGGAGGATGTCACGGTATGTTTGTTGAGGCTAAGGTTGGGACTTATCCCAGCAAGGAGCAAAAGGGATGGCAGGCTAAGTTATTAAAGCGTGGTTACTATTCAATCATTGTCCCGGGAAATCTTGATTTTTATGAGGCACGTAAATTTTTAGAAGAAGAAACAACACGATACTTGAAAGGAGAGATAAAGAGACAATGTTAAATCCTGGCGCCAAGATACTCGTTGAAGCAATAAAAAATTCAGACTATGACCTGAACGCTTGGGAAATAAACTTCATGATCTCTATAGAAGAACAGGTTGATAAAGGAAGAAAGTTGTCTCAGAAACAAGGGGACGCATTACAGAATATTTACCGGAAGGCTCAAGGCGGAGGTATTTATATTGGCGGTGATAAAGTAAAAAGAAGTTAACCAACAAAAAAGGAGAGGATTGATGTCGTTATGCCCCCACTGCAAGATTAGACCAAAACTAAAAGGCCGAGAAACTTGTGGAGTTCCGGAATGTCAGCATAAAAGAGAATTAGAATACGGCCGGAAATATTTTGATAAGTTCTTAAGAAAGACAGACCGGAAAGTATCTGTTTCTATTTCCAGAGTTAAACAACAAGCCACGGAATTGGCGGTAAGATAATTTATTCCCAAAGCTTAGGGAGTATTTATTGCTTTTGTAAGTAGTGCAATGCGATAATATAGACATAGAAGATAGGGTCGCTCCCTATTGATAGTTTTTAAGGCCGATTCCGTGCACGGCGGAGTCGGCCTTTTTATTTTTGTGTAAATTTTGAGAAGCATGATTTATTAACAATTTTTTAAAAAGGAGGTTGTTGTGAGTGCAAATGCAATCAAAGCACAAGGAACACTGCTTCAATTGGGATCGGGATCACCTCTTTCATACGTATCGATCGCTGAAATAAATTCTTTTTCCGGCCCTGGGGGAAGCGTATCTGTCATCGATGTTACTGATCTTGCAAGTGCGGCAAAAGAAAAGCGTCCCGGTATGAACGATAACGGCCAGCTATCGTTTGAATGTAACCTTATCCCGACCAATACGCAGCACGCCGCACTCCGGGAAGCCAAAGAAAACGGGACTACAATCAAAATAAAGTTGATATTCACAGATGCCGGGGCCACAGAATGGACATTTGACGCTATTGTGGTAGGATTTTCAGTTTCCGGGTCCGTGGATGGCGTTGTGAAAGCGTCGGTGTCATTAGAAATATCGGGAGAGATCACCGAGAGTTAACAATAACGGAGTTATTACTATGTTAAAACGTGAAGAGATACTGGCGAAGACTTCTTTAAAAAAAGAGGTCTTGACTGTTAAAGAATGGGGGGGAGATATTACTATCTCCGAAATGTCGGGAACTCAACGTGATGCGTGGGAACAGTCGTTACGAGAAAAAGATGCTGCCGGCAGAATAATTTCTCCCCGCGCTAAGTTAGTCGCGTTTACTGTTACTGACGAAAAAGGGGTCAGGATTTTTAAGGACGATGATATTGAGCTTATCGGAGATCTTTCTTCGAGTTCTCTTGAAGAAGTTTGCGCGGTAGCAATGCGTCTTAACGGTCTTGGTTCTGACGATGTAAAAGAGGCAAAAAAAAACTAAGCGCAAGCCCGGAAAGAAGGTTTTATTTTCTTCTTGCCGAAAGACTGGGTAAAACAGTAAAAAACTTGCTTTCTGAAATATCAAGTTGTGAGATTACTGAATGGATCGCTTATTTTAACTTGAATTCGGAAGGTGAGCAGGTAAATCCTAAGGTAGAATTAACAAAGATATTTTCTAATAGAATAAAAAAGAAAGGCCGATAAGATGGGCTTGCTTGGATCTCTTGGAAGCCTGAACGTTTTATTGAGTGCAGATACGGCGCAATTCTCGTCCGCAATGGATAAGGCGGCGTATACTGCAGAAAAAAACCTTAGTAAAATAGGTATTGCCACAAAAATTAACCTCGCATTATTAGCCACTCTGTTTATCGCAAACACAAAAAACGCATTAACTTTTGCTGATACTATTGGCGATATGGCACAACGTCTGGGGATAACATCAAAACAGATGTCAATATTGGCCTATGCCGCGAAGATGTCAGATGCGGATATTGAAACTCTTGAAGCAACAATGCGGAAGATGTATGTCACCGCATACAAGGGGAGTGACGCTTTTACGGCACTTGGGGTAAAGGTTAAAGATTCTTCAGGTAATTTGCGAAGTGGATATGATATTTTTGTTGATGTTGCGGAAGCATTTAAGAGAATGCCTGATGGCGTCGGTAAAGCCGCCGCGGCAGTTGAGATATTTGGGAAAAATGGGGCCAGTATTGTTCCTCTTTTAAATTCTGGTAAAGAAGGAATTGCGGCGTTTGCGGAAGAGGCCCAAAGATTAGGTGTTGTGATCGATGAAGAAACCGCGCGTAATGCAGACCGGTTTGATAAATTTATTAAGAAATCCACAGAAGCGTTAAAAGGGGCTGGAATAAGGACTGTTGATTTTTTTGTTGGTTTAAAAAATGATATAGACGCATTTTTCGCGGCTGATTCTTGGTCTGAATATCAAGCAAATATTTTAGCATCATCCCAGAGGTTTGGAGAAGAAACCCAGAAAAACACCCAGGCGATATCCGAGCAAATGGCGGCTTTTGAACAAGCAGCCGAGGCCGCTGAAAAGAAAAAGAAACTTGATGAAGAGGGAGTTAAACTGACTGAAAATATGCGCACGGCCCAAGAGATATATAATGACGACATGCAAAAATACGTTGATCTGCGGGATGCCGGAGCGATCAGTGAAGAAACATACGAAAGGGCAGTTAAGAAATCGACAGCTACTCTTTCCGAAAGCATTAAGAAAACAGACAAGTTAAACCATGCCGCTAATGATTTAGGTTTTACTTTTTCTTCGGCTTTCGAGGACGCAATTATTGAAGGGAAAAAATTTAGTGAAGTGTTAGTTTCATTAGCTCAAGATATTGAACGTATTCTTTTGAGGACGGCGATTACAGAACCCTTAGGAAATGCTTTGAGTGCTGGATTAAAAGGGATGTTTTCTACTTCAACAAAAGCTGTGGCGGTATCTTCAACCACTGCCAGCGCACATGGTAATATATTTTCTCGGGGAAACGTAATGCCATTTTCGACAGGAGGGATAATCGATCGCCCTATGATATTCCCTATGGCAAATGGCGGGATAGGCCTTGCCGGAGAAGCTGGGACAGAAGCCATAATGCCGTTGTTTAGAACGGGCAACGGGGATCTTGGGGTAAAATCTGGCAAAAGCGGCGGAGTTGAAATCAATGTTTATGCTCCCGAAGGTTCAAAAGTTTCCCAAAGCAGCCAAACCAGTGGAGATAAAGAACAAATAAATATTATGATTGATGAAGCTGTTGCCGGGTCGGTAACAAGTCCTGGAAGCAAAACATACAAAGCTCTTAAAAATTCTTTTGGGTTAAAACAATCCCTTACTGCGAGGTAATATGGATACGTGGCCCGCGACATTACCACAAAGGCTTTTATCGGATACAACGGTTAAAGATAATGAGAGTCGAGCAATAACTGATATGGATTCTGGACCGGCTTCGGTTCGTAATAGATTTACAGCGATTACACAAGCTGTTAAAGGGTCAATTATTCTAACCGGAGCGCAGTTAACTATTTTTAATACGTTTTTTCGCACTACGATTAAGCAAGGATCATTAACTTTTACTTGGATACATCCATTTACTGAAGAGGCAGTTGATATCAGGTTTAAATCAAAACCCGAATGGAGTTGTATAAAAACTGCTCCGGCAATTGACGATCGTCTTTATCAAGCTTCTTTTGAGTTAGAAATCCAGCCTGACTGATGCCTATCTCTGATGAACTTAAACAAGATTGTTTTGCGAATGAAAGCGATCTCCCCCTTGTTCTTCTTACAATAAGCCATGCTTCTTTAACTGAAGATATCCGGGTAGTTAATAATAAAGTCAATATCACGTCAAACGGATTAGAATATATTGGATTCCCGTTTGATATTCAATTGCCGGATTCAAAAGAAGATTCCCAGCCTTCCGCGAAGTTAACAATCAGTAATGTATCCCGCGAAATCGGACAAGCGATCAGGTTAATATCAACCCCGCCAAGTGTGAAAATAACTATTGTAAGGCAAGACACCCCTGACATTATGGAAGCGGAATTTGTGGGAATGCGGCTTAATAACGTGAAATATGATTCTCTGGCTGTATCCGCGGATTTGGAGTTTGAAGATTTAACCCGGGAAGAATACCCCTATTTAAAATTTTCACCGTCGATATTCAGGGGGATATTATGACACTCGCTGAATTTATAAACAAAGCTATTTATGTCAAGTTTAAAGACAAAGGCCGGGATTATTCCGGGTGGGATTGCTGGGCTATCCCGTATTTAGCATATCAGGATGTGTTAAATATAAAATTACCGTCATTTGTAGATGAATATATTAACCCTGGGGATGATAAGGCTTCAAGACGGGCAATAAATGATATTGTTTTATCTCAAAAGCATAATTGGGATAAGGTTATTATTCCCGAGGCTCTCGATATTGTAGTTTTTAGGTTTGGCGATACTCGCACACACGTAGGACTTATGATCGGGAAAGATAAATTTATCCATTGTGAGAGAAAGGTTAATACTATTATTGAACCGATAAAGAGTGCTAAATGGGAAAAACGAATTGAGGGAATTTATCGGCTAAAGGATAAAAATGCCAAATAAGATTAAAATGACGGCGGTAGTCCATCCTTTTAAGACCGCACAGAAGCGGCTTGAATTTGATGAGGGGACGACTATTAAAGATATGGTTTTATTCGCCCAGCCGGACCAGACAAAACTCCATAATGCTATTGTGTTTATAAACGGTAGGGTAATTCCTAAGAAAGTATGGGCAACACATAAACCAAAGTTAGGAGAGATTGTTGAGGCCCGGGCGTTTCCAGTCCCCCACGGCAACGGCGGTGGTGGTGGAAAGGACGCGACACGAATAGTTTTAATGATAGCTGTTGTTGCTTTGGCAATGGCTACTGGTGGCGCGGCTCTTGGGTTACTGGGGTTTTCCCAGGCCACAATAGCGGCCGGTGGAGCTTGGGTAACGTTTGCCGGGGCGATGTATGCCGGAGTAGTAACCGCTGTTGGGATGATGGCTGTAAATGCTTTATGTCCAACAAAGAGTTCAGAAATATCTTCGTTATCAAGCACAGACGGAACAACAGATAGTAATACTCTGTATATCGAGGGGGCAAGCAATTCATTAAGCCCGTTTTCGCCTGTCCCTGTTTTGCTTGGTAAATACCGCCAAACTCCCCCGTTAGGGTCGAAACCATATACTGAAATGATCGGTGATGATCAATATATCCGTATGCTTTTTGTTTGGGGAATTGGCCCGATTGAAATTGATGAGAGCAGTATCAAAATAGGGGATACTCTTTTAACAGATTTTAGCGATTACCAGATTGAACATCGTGAGGGGTATGATGATGATGAGGAATTGACATTATTCCCCAGCGCAATAAGCGAAGAAGATTTTACTGTTGCGTTAACTGCGGTAAGTGATTGGATAACCCGAACAACGACAATAAACGCGGATGAGATCAGTATTGATATTTCATTCCCGAGTGGGCTTGTTCAATATGACGATAGCGGTAATAAACAATCTCGTTCTGTAAGTGTTGAGATTGAGTATAGGAAAACAGGAAGCGGTGATCCCTGGTCAAAGATTGATACGGCGGGGGTTAAATTTCAATCAACAGTAGATAGCTCTTGGCTTAATACCTCGGTAGGTTTATTGCAAAGTATAACGTTTACAGGAAAGAAAACATCCGCTCTAAGGTATGGTATTCGGTGGGGAGTGGCAGAGAGAACACAATACGACGTTAGGGTAAGACGGACAACAGCGGATACGGACTCAAGTGTAATTTCTGATTTGACATATTGGACGGCGTTAAGGTCAATTACGGCAGAAAGCCCGGTAAATTCTCCTGTTCCTCTTGCAATGACGGCGATAGTTATTAAGGCCACAGACCAATTAAATGGGGTTATCGATGATTTTTCCGGTCTTGTAACGAGAGTTTGCCTCGATTGGGATACCACAACAAAGACTTGGATTGAGAGGGTAACGCAAAACCCCGCGTCATTATTCAGGTTTGTTTTGCAAGGTAATGGAATGAATTTACCTTTAGGGGATAGCAGAATTGATCTTGAAACATTACAAGATTGGCACGAATTTTGTGATTTAAAAGGGTTTAAGTTTAATATGGTTCGGGATTATTCTTCTTCGGTTTGGGAAACATTAAGAGATGTTTGTGCCGCAGGCCGCGCGGCCCCTACAATGGTAGACGGTAAATGGTCAGTAGTTATTGACCGAGAACAGACTGCCCCGGTTAGTATCATTACTCCCAGAAACAGCTTTGATCTGTCTGCGGATAAGTTTTTTATTGACGCTCCTCACGGTTGGCGGATACAGTTTTCAAATGAAGATCAAGATTATGCTACTGATGAATGTAGGGTTTACCGGGATGGATATAATGATAATAACGCAACAAAGTTTGAAGCTTTAGAATTGTTGGGAGTAACTGACCCAGATCAGATTTATAAATTAGGTCGGTGGAGAATAGCCCAGGTCTTAAATCAGCCGGAACGGTGGACGTTTAAGCAGGATATGGAATATTTGACATACCGCCGTGGGGATTGGGTTAAAATATCCCACGATGTAATAATAGTGGGATTAGGAACAGGTAGAGTAAAAAACATTATCCGTGCCGAAGATAATACTATTACCGGGGTTGAGCTTGATGAAGAAGTGATTATGGAAGCTGGTAAAACGTATGGTTTAATTATTCGCACAGCGGAAAATCCAAGTTTATCTGCGCAGGTGGTTACCGTTGAGGGGACGACTAAAATATTAAGTTTCTCTGATCCTGGCGGTTGGGGGTCAGCCCCGTGGGGTTCTTCTGCGTGGGGTTCGTTATCTATAAACATCGGCGATCTTTTTTGTTTTGGAGAATTTGGCGAAGAAACAGAGGACGCGACTATAATTTCGATATCCCCGTCAAGCAATTTGCAGGCAACAATTATTGCTATACCTTATCGCCCCGCTATTTATAATGTAGATACAGAGGTAATCCCGGAATTTGTTACGAGAATAAGCACCCAGGATGTAATACCCGCGCCGGTAATAAAATCTGTCGTTTCTGATGAAACAGTAATGGTCATAAGCTCAACCGGGACTCTTAAAATAAGAGTTGGTATAATGTTTAACCCTTTGAGTAAAAGCGTATTTGGAACAGGTAATGAATTGATAGTCCAAATGCGGCAACACGGAACAAATGAGGCTTTTTACCCGGCTGTGATAGAAGAACAGGGAGAGGGATATGTTTATATCGGGGATATTCGGACTAAAGAAGTTATTGACATTAGACTAAGGTTTAAGGTCAACGGCAAACTTCTCCCTGGCCCGTGGACTACTATTACAGGGCATACAGTAGTTGGTCGTTCATCTTTTCCCGCCCCACTTTCAAATATGACTATTTCAGCTTTTGGTGCACAGGCAATGATCCGTTGGGGTAAGCCGGCTGAAATAGATGTAATTTATGGCGGTGAGGTTGAGTTCAGACATTCGCCTTTAATGGTAGACGCAACCTGGGGGAGTAGTGTAAGTATTGGCCAGTCAGCAATGGCAAGGACACTGTTTACTGTCCTCCCGCTCAAGGCCGGGACGTATTTAGCGCGGGTTTATGATGTTGATGGCAACCCTTCGGAAACAATAACGATGGTAACAACAAAACAAGTAAGCGTGAATGAATTTATTTCAGTTTCAACGCTTGATGAGGCTCCTTCATTTTTGGGAACACATAGTGGAACAGAAGTATTTTCAAACTCATTAAAGTTAATAGACGGAGCTTCTCCGGTTATAATGTCCGGGGCGTATTATTTTGAGAATGGGATAGACTTATCCACGGTAAAAAGAGTTAGATTAACAACAAGATTATCAGTGGCTATTTATAACGTAAACGATACGATTGATAGCCGGATTTCAAATATTGATAATTGGGCGGATTTTGACGGAACTGTTATTGGCGGGGTGGACGCAAAAGTTTATGTAAGACATACAGACGACGATCCGAATATCTCGACCCCGGCTTGGAGTGCTTGGGAGAGATTAGATAGTGCGGAATTTGAGGCAAGAGGATTTCAATTTTATATCGTTGTCGAAAGGGAAAGTGTAGATTATAACATCCTTATCAGTGAATTAGGGATTAACGTTGATGAACTTAATTAAAAAAGGGGGTAGTATGAAAAAGGTGTTTTTGGGGTTAATGTTTCTTTTAATGTTTGTTTCTCCTGCATTAGCAAGTCAGCACGATTACGTAATTGCTAATCAACCTGGTGCGGCGTTCAGATCCGATTTAAACTCTGCTTTCCAGGCTATTGTAACAAATAACGCGGGAGCAACCGAGCCGGCAACGCTTTACCCGAATATGTGGTGGTATGACGTATCAACAGGGTTAATGAAACATCGCACTAACGCAAATGACGCGTGGATTACACTTGGACTTGACGCGGCAGATACTGACGGAACGCTTGCGGCAAACTCTGATAGCAAGGTAGCGACGCAGAAAGCGACGAAGACATACGCAGATAATAGTTTTGCTAAAGCTTATCCTGTGGGCAGTATATATATGTCAACAGTTTCTACTAACCCCGGGACTCTTTTTGGTTTCGGAACTTGGGTAGCGATCGGCGCGGGTAGGGTTTTAGTTGGGAAAGATACATCGGGGACGTTTTCTACTGCTGGGGCTACGGGGGGAGCAGAAACAAAAACTATTTCAGAAGCCAACTTGCCTCCTCACTTACACTCCGCAGGAACGCTGGCGGGGGGAGCGCATACACATAGTATACCTTATACAAATGGCGGTGCAGGGGGAAGCGAAAGAATTACATCTTCCGTTTCTTCTAATTGGGTAAATACTACTACTGGTTCTGGCGGGGGTGGTGCAGTAACCGGTTCAACAGGTGTGATAGGGTCAGGAACAGCAATGGATGTTATGAACCCTTACTTAGTAGTTTATATGTGGACAAGAACGAGCTAAATAATGAACTACATCTTAGATAGCTATTTTGGTTTCGGCGACAACATTTATCATATTCCCTTTGTGCATAAATTAGCACAGCAGGGGGAAGTGTTTATTTATACGCCATTCCCGGAGATGTTTCAATTCCAAAACGTCTATTGTTTTAAACCCGCGACTAATCTCAAATTACAGTTAAGGAATATGGAAGGCAACGGACTTTATTCGCACGGACATAAGCCACACGGTCAGAGGTTGCGGTTTAATTACGGAGAAGGCTTTAAAGAGGGATTAACAATATTACAATCTTTTGAAAAGATTGTTCCGCTAAATGGTGAGTTTTTCTTTAAGTTTACACCCAAGCAAAGCACAAAGGTTGCCGAAATCCTTGAGCGAGTAAAGGCAAGCGGTAAGAAGTTATGCGTTGTCCGATTTCCATCAGTCCGTAAGGAATGGCCTAATACTAATCGCAATGGGAAGATGGAATACTTTCAGCTGTGTATCAATGCCTTAAAAGACAGATATTATTTTGTATCTGTCGGAGATATTGGAAACGCAGAAGAATTTGACGGAGTTGAGCCGCAAGGGATAGATGAACGCAGAGACAGGCATAATGTTAACCATCTTGGTATATGGGATGTGATGGACCTGGTTAACCGGTCTGATCTTGTTCTCTCGATTCAATGCAACATGATCCCGATTTGTCAGATCCTACGCAAGAGGTGCTTTATAATCTACGGGGGATATGTCCCCCATGCGGTATTGAATGATGCACGGCTTTATCAGATCGGATACGTTGAGCCTGAACCATTCTGTTTCTGCGTCAATCGCATCCGGGATCATGTTTGTATAAAGGATATTCCCGATGACAGGATCTTGTCAAGGCTTGAACAAACAATAGCGGGGTAGCTGTGGAATTAAGATGGGATATCGATAAAGAGTTTGGGTTGCTGAGTATTGTACCGCGTAAGTATGATGAGCTGTATTTCCGTAAGTATGAAGAATATGCCGAGACTCCAATGGGGCAGAAGTTAACAGAAGGTAGAATAGCATTTGTTGATAAATGGCATCACGATAAGCTGCTGGACGTTGGGGTGGGGAGCGGTCAGTTTGTCAGGCTACGCGATAATACATTTGGTTATGATATCAACGAAACAGCTGTGAAGATGTTGAAGGATATTGGCCGGTACGCGGGCATTAAAGATAGCGTATTTCCAGCGTATTCATTTTTCGATAGCTTTGAGCACATAGAGGACCACACAGATCTATTAAGGTCGATGTATCCCAAGACAAAGATATTCATGTCAATCCCGATATTCAGGGATATTAGCCATGTGTTTAAGTCTAAGCATTTTAGAAGGGATGAGCACTACTGGTATTTTACTACCCGCGGACTGATTAAATACATGGCTGATTATGGGTTCAGCTGCCTTGATATTGACAATTTCGAGATCCGCCTTGGCCGAGAGGATATTCTGTCATTTGTATTTAAGAGGGAATAATATGCAAGATAAAATACGGTCTGAATTATGCGTCAAGATGTTGGATAGATGTAAAGATATCGCAGGCGATATTGCCGAATGTGGGGTAGCGTTTGGCCAGACCACGTTTATGCTTGATGATATCGCGTTTAAAATTGGGAAGAAGGTCTATGCTTTTGACACGTTCTCAGGCTTGCCGTATGACGATCAGATAGTTTCAGAGCATCAATGCAAGCGTGGGGAGATGGACTACGGAGAGGCTTTCTTCTCGAAACTGGATGAGCGTAAGTATACCGCGATCATCCCGGTGAAAGGGCTTATTGAAGACACGCTGAAAGAATACGCAAACAAGAAGTTTTGTTTCGTATGGCTTGACCTGGATTTATACCAGGCAACGGCGTGTGCTTACAAGTTCTTCGAGGATAGAGTAAGCGCCGGTGGCATCATTGGATTCCATGATTACAGATTCCATAGATGCCCGGGAGTCGAGATCGTAGTTGATAAAGAGGTGGATAGAAACAAATATGAGATTATCTCTAATGAAAGCACATGCTTGTTTCTAAGGAGAAGATGACATGAATCTTGTTCTTACCATCTGCATAGGGGCGCATTACCAGTCTATAGCTGCAATAACCCATCAATCTATAGGCGTGTACGCAACCAAGATTGGCGCTGATTTCATGGTGATCACAGATCAGCAGCATTTGTCCCCGCATTGGGAGAAGTTTAGAATATTTGATCTGCTTAACAGATACGATCGGATACTCTATATAGATACGGATGTCTTAATCACGCACGATTGCCCGGACTTATTCAAGATCGTTCCTAACGATATGATCGGCGCATTTAATGAGGGGCAATACTTTGATAGGAAGTATAAAAACTATTATAACGCAGGAGTGATGGTTATTCCAAGATGTAGAAAGGATATATTCATTAAGCCAGAGGCAGAGCAAGGGAATATATACACATTCTTTGAGCAGGATTTTATTAATGATCGGATAAACTCAAGAGGATATCCTGTCTATAATCTATCTCATAAGTTTAATAAGATGGACTTCATCCAGGCCCCGGGGTATATCATACATAAAGCGGGTAATCCGAACGCATTAGAAGAACTAAGAGAGTTAGCCGGTGTCTTGGAATAGGAAACAATACGATAGACAAAAGGGCAAGAGAACTTATGGCCGCAGATGGATGGCTATGCGGCACGTTGTTTTAGTTGAAGAACCTGTATGCAAGATATGTGGGCGTAAGCCATCAACAGAGGTGGATCATAAGGTGCCTATCTGTAAGGGGGGAACGGATGAAAGGGATAACTTACAAGGGGTATGCGATGTGTGCCACGAGATCAAGACAGCAAAAGACTTAGGGATTAAAGAGCCAAAGAATAAGATCGGGTTAGATGGGTATCCAATACCAAAAGGAATGT